ATGGAATCTAACTTTGTCCATGACCACATTGAACCCGTTTACGGTAGTCTCAGTCAAGTCAGGGTCGTATGTTAGGTAGTCAGGAATCTTTTCACTGTCTAAGTAAGCATAGTTATTGTTTCCTATTGGCGCAACGGTCAGATCCTTTATGTTTTTTGTCGTATGATACGACGAGTCGTCGTTAAATATCTGACGCGAGTCAGTCTTAGCGTTTTCTACTAGTATGAAGTCATCAGTATAGTAGTTTGTAGAACCCAAGGGCTCAGCCATGTATTCCGCCATGCAGTATGCAGTAAGGTTTACGAATCTGCTTTGTGCCATCTTATTTCTTCTTTAAAGATTTTATTTTGTAGTAGTAACCCACACCCACTTGAGACTGGGAATTGGCACTAAAGATTATGTTGTGAGAATCGAATAAATTTACGCCTACACCTATGCCTATCGAACTAAAAGATGGATTGATTATCGAGTGATTGTACATTCCACCTACCATCCACTGTAGCTTTCTAGGAGTCAAAGGATTATACTCAGCAGGAGGTAAGCTATTAACGGTCAATGAATCTACTTTCAACCATTCTGGTCCAACTATTCTGTGCTTCCAAAGACCTCTAGAGTCTTCAGTAACCACTATCTGAATTGGAAGTTTTCCAAAAGTAAACTCTCCGTTATATTGTGCGGTGTTACGGTTGAGCCAGCCGTCCCAGAATACAAAGGGATCCTCTTTAGAAGGATATCTTAGGGCGACATTTATCTTATTAGTATCGACGTCATCTATGCTACCGAAGCCTTCAGTTACCTTCGAGTCTAGAGAAACGATTGTGTTTGTTATGCTCAGTAGCCTTTCGCCTTGATCTTTTATTACTGTATAAAGTTCCTTGTTTTGTTCCTTTAATTGGTTCTTTAAGTCCTTTTCAGAATTGTAGTAGTTGACCAACTTAGCGTATCTGCCGTCTGCTTCCTTTACGAGTTTGTCTGAAGCAATTATAGATTTTTTAAGAGCGTCAGTTTCTTCCAATGCCTTGTTTTGAGAAAGCCTTGCTTGCCATGCTAAAAATATGATTATTACTAGCGCAGCACCTATAAAGATCCTATAAAATAAGTCCTTGTTCATGGGTCTTGATTATTTCTAAGAGATCGTCCGGACTTAATGATTTACCGAACTTCTTCTCTAGTTTATTTATTATTTGTTTTTCCTCATCTCTAGTTTTATCAAGAACCTCACTAAGACCCTTTCGCATCTTATCTAATTCTTTTATCTCAGAAGCAAGTTCGTTGAGTGCAACGTGAACCTCTGAATACACGACGGTCAGTTGCTTCAATCTTTCTATTTCATTTTTCATAATACTAGTGGTCTTTTATTATTACTTCCAACGGATTAGTCAGAGCAAGTTCGATCTTCTTAAGTCTTTTTTCAAGAGAAGAAATATCTATTAATGAACTTCCAGACTGAGGTTGAGGCTGTTGTGTAGGAGACATTTCATTGGTTGGAGTAGGGCTCTTGACTTCATTGACAGTCGGAGATGATTGGGTAGAAACAGGCTGCTGTATTTGAGCCTCAGCCTTGGTCTCAACTGTTGCAGTAGTAGGCTTTCCTTCTACTAAAGGATTTACTTTTTCTATTTTTGTCTCTATACTAGGTTGATTTGTAGTTGAAGTGATGTTGCTTACAGTAGGACTGTCTGTCGCTGTGTTTGTGTTTGTAGTATTTGTTTGTGTAGTAGGAGAAGATTGTGTCAAGTTTAGTGCGTTTGCTCCAGTCGTCTCCTTTTCCCTATTTGAAAGTACTCTGTTTATTGTGTTTATCGATGCCTTGACTAAAGGACGACTCGTCGCAACCTTAAGCAAGTCCTTTGAATCTTCTCCGATCCTTTCAGCCAAAGGTGAAAGGGCTTTTCCAGCAGCAGATAGCGCCCTTTTAAAAAGCCCAGGCTTTTTATTTTCTGAAGTAAGTTCAGTTTGATTTATAGTAGTCTCGCTGCTAGTTGAAGTGGAAGGAGAGACGGCGTTAGACATAGGCGCGTTTTCTATGCCGCTTTGTGAATTTATGGTGGACTCAGAAACGTTTGTCGTTTTACTTAAATCTACTGACTGTTGAGTCAAAGTAGTGCCAGTAGGCTCGACATTGATTGGGGAAGTTGGGGTTTCAACGGGCTGGTTTATTGGAGCAGAGACCGGCCCAGAAGAGACAGTTTCTGCTGGTTTTTCTGCAGTTTTCTCTAGGTTCAGGTTTATGTTTGTTCCAGTGGAAACTGGAGTTTCTGCTTTAACTACTTCCGGCTTGCTTTCGGTGACAGTAGAAGTTCCCTCTGTCGTGTTTTCAACCTGTTTCGTTTCTACTTTTTCCGGAGAATTTATATTAGGCTGAACGACACCAGACTCGCTTTTCTCCCCAGTGGGTTCGTTTATAGGAGATTTTTTCTCTGCCTCCTCTTCTTTTTTCTTAACGAGTTTTCCTGCTTCAAACTTTTCCTTCAATAAATCAAAAGCAGCTTGGCTGGAGTTTACATAACTTGGACCCGAGACGCCTTCTCCAAGTTCACTAATAAAATCTTCAGAATACGCTTCGTAATCGCTAAATACTTTTTTAAGAAAGGAATCAACACTGCTTCCTCCTAGCGAAGAAGTGCTTGCTGCAAGCGAGACTATCGCGTTTCCTAATATACTTATGTGTTCTTCTGGAGCGCGTTTAGTTAGGGACTCTGCAAAAGCTAGATTATTTTTACTGTTTTCGAGTCTAGTCTTTGCATTCTTATTTTTAGAAAGATCTCTGACTAGGGTTTCTAAAGGGTCGCCGTATCCGAAAAGCTCAGTATAGCTTGGGTTCGGTGTAGTTCCTCCAACGATTGCAACTACGTCTCCTCCAGGTTCTGGAAACACTGATAAAAACTTGTTAGTTATTCCCAACTTATCGACCTCAGTTTTAGCTGATGCCCAAAGTTCGTTTGCCTTTTTTAACTTATCCTCGGATTTTTTAACATTTTCCTTTGCACGTTCTACATCAGCTGCAGCTTTCTCGCCATATAGTTTTACAAATGCTGCTAATTTTTCGCTCACCCAGTTTGCAATTTTTTATTATTTATTTGAGTTTTAAGTTGTCAGGCAGATTGACTTTTACTGGACCGCTAGGAGCATCCGGTATAAAATCAGTACTCATTGACTTGTTAGCCTCTTCAGTATCCTTATTTACGATGTTAAGGATCAGAGAGTATTCGTTATAGTCTAGGTTGTAAAGTGTTTCAAAGCTTTGATTAAGCTTCACCGCTAATCGAGTGTTTAACTCAAATAAGTTCATCAAGTCCAGCTGAAATAATGAAAATATCTTTAACAGTGAAGCTTCCTGCCAAAAAAATGTGGCTCTCCGTGATGTTACCGCATTTTTCACACTTACAGCCAGCCTTATTGAGGCTTGCCTCCTTTAGCGATTTGGTAAACTTATGAATGAATACGAACTTGTTTTGTGGCCAGTTGTTAGATCCGAACTTTAATCCAGTGAGATATGCCTGATCACATGTTCTCCAGTTGTCAATTAAATATGGAGCAAACTCATAGAAAGCATCGTCTATCTCGATTCCTTGGGAAGTCTCCGTATTTTTTCGCTGGCGAAGCTTTGTGTCTACGCCAAAGGTGGGCAAAAATATCCTGATTGTTTCCTGTAATTTTTCAGAAACTATCTTAAAACACTTCTCCTCTTGGGAATACCATTTGATTAATTCAGGAGGACATTCAAATCCCTTCAGGTTTTGACTACCTACTTGTATCCTATTTACGTGTCCGCATCTTTCATTGTCGCACTTAATGTTTGCCCAAAGCTTGTTTTCTTGATTAGGGAAAGTAAGTTCATATATCCTGAAAAGAATGTGATACCTGTCTATCTCTAAGAAATCATTGAAGTTTAGAGGGCGTCCTCCCTTTATCGTAAACTTGGTACACGCATTGAGAATGAAATTTATCTTTTCCCTAACGTCAATCGGGTCGTTTTCGTCGATTGTAGACCAGTGTCGTATCTCTTTGGTCTTTGCAGGTCTCAATAACAGTTCAGCTCCATCAGGATAAAACATTCCCTTTGATGGAAGTCCCCTAAGATCCAATATCTTCCAAGAAGACTCGGCTGCACCGGAAAGCTCAGTAAGTTCTGAGTAGTTGGCAACGACTCCTAAGTTCTTTGGTTTTTGTTCTACTTCCTCAACGACGGGTTTGATTTGATTGACTCCGCTGGCTTGGTCTATTTGGTTTAGAAAACGAGCAGCTTCTTCTTCGTTTATTCCTTCGGTCATAACACAATTCTTTATTATATTATATCGAAAAAATGAAAATGGTTCTAGGAGTTAATGAATTGCTCGAAACTCATTGCTCTACTTTCGTAGATTCGTTCTATTGTGTCGATGTATACCTCGGTGAGCTTTAACGTCTTTGGATCTCTTATCCATGCACGAACGCTTCCGTTTTTGTAATTTGGAAGCAACTTGTGGAGCTTGCCCGTAATCACTCTAGGCTCTCCTTTTGTTTGAGAGTTGACTATCACTCCACGAATTCTATCGCCAGGCTTGAAGAAAGTTCTTAGTGTGCTTAGTTTAATATCGAATGGGGTAAATCCAGGATCTCCCTTGATCGACATATCGGTGAGTGGTGCCTGTTTTACAGAAACTCCTGGCGTAAATTGGCTTCTACCTGTGGTAAAGTTAAAGTCGCCTTTTGTTCCATAAAAAGGTAGACCTCTAGCGAAGTCTCTCTGGCCTAATGCACCAGGCATTCCCCTATTTTCGTTTAGTTTACTCATTACCAAGCAAGAGGAAGGACTCTTTTCTTGTAACCAACAACTGTGTAGTCTCCTACTGGATCTACTGGGTCTCCTGCCGAGTCACAAAACAAGAATTTTCTAAGATATACGTGAACTGTTGGATTGTTAGTGAAATAATTGATTGGGTACACAGGAGCATCATTGTCCTCGTTGTCTATTCCCCATATCTTTACGTGAGTTACCCCAGCATCAACATCATCAAGATTTACGAATTCTACCTTAAACACAGGTCCTCTTGAAAACCCATACTGTTGAGTCTCACCTATTTGCCAATAACCGACTGTCGTTCTTTCTGTGCTTGGTCTTCTTCTGTCTGTGCTAACAAACGTTGGTGCATACACTGTATCGTTTATCAC